CACGATACCGTAAGGCATGATAACAAAGAAAACGTATGTAATGGAAGGATGATACATGACAGACTACAGTGAACTGATGACGGACCCAGAAGATGGTCCTGCTACTATGACTTTTTTTGGGGACGCGGGTATGGGAAAAAACGCCCTTGCCGCTACGTTTCCAAACGGCGTTGCTATCCGCGCAGAGGATGGGTTTAAGGGGGAAGCTGGAAAAATTGCCAAAGCTAACGGCATGAAATTGCTTCCTGTTCTTTCTAGCGTGGAAGATCTATGGGATCAGATGAAATGGCTGATCACAAAACCGCATGATTACAAAAACCTTGTTGTTGACGGAACATCTAGACTTGATGTTATGTTCACAGAAGAAATTATGAAAACAGACGGCAAAACCAACCTAGCCCAGTGCGCTGGTGGATATGGCGCTGGTTTCCAAGTTCTATACGGGATGCACCAGCGGTTTCGCAAGGCTTGTCAGGTTCTACAAGATAAGCGTGGCATGAACATCATTTTTCTTGCCCATGCTGACACCGACAAAATTGAGCCGCCTGATATGGCGGGCTATTCAAAGTATGTGATGAAAATCACTAGCAATAACAAGGTTAATTGTGCTGATCCTTATGTGAATGATGCTGATATTGTTGGATTTATCAAGTTGCAATCGTTCACAAAGGGCAATGATGGGGAGGTTAAAAAGGCAATCTCAACTGGCACTAGAGAACTAATTTGTTTTGCTACGGCGTCAAATGTGTCGAAAAACCGTTTCGGTATCACTGACCCATTGACCGTTCCACTCGGCGTAAACCCACTAACCGGGCTTGTGCCGTTCCTACCTGCACCGAAACAGAAAGAAGGGAAGTAATATGTCCTATTGGGATTTGAGCGACGGCGAAACCGTAAGCAGTGAAAAGGAATTTGAAGCCCCAAGCGGCGGCGGAAATCTGATCTTGCCGGAAGGTAGTTCTGTTTTGGCGTCACTGGACGAAATCAAGTGGCAATCATTCCAAGGCGGTGAAGAACACGTTTCCGCCCGATGGAATATCCTTGCGCCAGAAGACTACGCTGGCCGAAAGATTTTCCAGAAGCTTTGGCCGGAAGGTGACAAAGCCCGCGCCAAGGATGAGGATAAGGCAAAGCGCAAGGCTGATACCGCAAAACGGATGCTTGCCGCAATCGACGCTAACTGTGGCGGTAAGATCGTAAAACTTGGCCGTAAACCTACCGATGAAGATTTTGCAGAACATCTTACAAACAAGCCAATGGTTATCCGGCTTGGTCTGTGGGAAATGAAGCAAAATGACGGCACGATGGGTAGCGGTAATTGGGTGCAGGCAGTATCGCCCGCATCAAAGGAAGTGAAGGTTGATGCTTCCAAAGTCGCCAAAGCGCCACCAAAGGCGCAATCAACTGCGGGGTCTGGCCGTAGTGGCAACAGCGACCTAGGGGACGACCTTCCGTTCTAATCTAACCGGGCGGCTGTAATCGCCGCCCACCAATTCATGAGAGGAAAGATGAATGATACTGCCAATAAATTATACAGAAGCAACATGGCAGGAAAGGCGCGCGGTAAGAAACCAATATATCCAACATCAAAATGGAAAGTGCGCACACTGTGGAAATAACCTAGACGAACAACCGAAAGATAAGCCTAAAATCAATTGGAAACTGTTTCCGAAGGGCTTTCTTGATCATCCTGTCCACTTACATCATTCGCATGACACCGGGATGACGATAGGTGCTGTTCATGCTTACTGCAACGCTATCCTTTGGCAATATCACGGAGAATAACATGACCGAACAACGCTCGTCCGCATGGTTTCAACAACGCAAGGGCCGGGTCACTGGATCAAACGTGGCCGCAATCCTTGGCGACGATCCATACCGAACAGCCGATGACGTTTTGCGCGCTATGGTTCGGGATTATCATGGGGCAGAAAGTGAATTCCCAGACAATCCGGCAATGGCATGGGGTAGGGCCAATGAGGCCACGGCTATCGGTTTGTTTGAACTTGAAACAGGTCTAACGGTCGAGAAATGCGGGTTCTTTCCTTATGAGGATTGGCTAGGCGCTAGCCCGGACGGGCTGATTGGAAACGATACAATCCTTGAATTTAAGTGCCCTTATGGCATTCGCAACAAGCCTGTGCCCGTTCCGTTTAAACCACTACTGCAAACGCAATACTATGGGCAGACGCAGATTGAAATGTTTGTTACTGGACGGTCAAACGCTTATTTTGCGCAATGGACGCCTAACGGTGAACATGTAGAGCATGTTGAACAAGACAAGGATTGGCTATCCGAAAACCTGCCACTCCTGCGCGCGTTTTACGATCTGTATCTGTCCGAATTGGACAACCAAGAACATCTTGCGCCTAAACGGGCAGAGATTAACACGCCACGACTTGCGCAATTGATTGCCGAATATCAGGACATGCAAGAGGCCGAGGATCGGGCTAAAGAACGGAAAGCCGAGATCATGGAAACGTTTGTTGAAGCAAGCGGCGGTAAAGATGCTTTGATTTGCGGGCATAAATTGACAGAGGTTAGTAAGACAAACATAGCATATGGAAAAGCGATAAAAGACTTGCTGCCAAAAGCCGATATGAAGCCGTACACTTCATATTCTAACTATTGGAAGTTTACCTAACCCCATGCTTCGCCCGTATCAACAATCCGCGCATGACGCTATCGTGCGCCATATTCGCGCATCCCGTGAGCCGTGCTTAGTTGAAGCGGCCACGGGGGCAGGTAAAAGCCATATCATTGCAGAATTGGCTAAAACCATTCACGACATGAGCGGCGGTAAATCCGTTCTGGTTTTGCAACCAACGAAGGAGTTAACAGAGCAGAATTTTGCTAAGTATATAGACACCGGAAACCGTGCTTCTATTTTTAGCGCTGCAATTGGCGTTGTTAGCACAAAGCATCCTGTTGTTTTTGGAACGCCGGGAACGGTAAAGAATAAGCTATCCCGCTTTGGCGAAAAGTTTGGGCTTATCGTTATTGATGAGGCGCACGGCATAACGCCAACCATCATCACCATTATTGACGGCATTCGCGCTAAAAACCCTAACGTGCGTGTAGTTGGGTTAACGGCAACGCCATATCGTCTTGGCACTGGTTACATTTATAAGATTGACGAAAACGATAAACCCGTTCCTGATTTTCAGACGAAAGACCCATACTTCACAAAACTGGTCTATCGTGTAACCGCGCGATATTTGCTTGATCTTGGTTATCTTACCCCGGTCACGATTGGGCAAACAGGCGCTGGACATTATGACACGGCAGAACTGACAGGAAAGACCTTTGATAAGGCCGCGATTGATCGGGCATACAACGGTCATGGGCGGTTGACTGCGCAGATTGTTGCGGACGTTGTGGCCCAATCGCAGGACCGCAAAGGGGTATTGTTGTTTTGTGCTACAGTGCAACACGCGAAAGAGGCTTTCGCATCTCTACCGCCTGAAATGAGTGCCTTTGTTGACGGCGATACCGACAAGACGGAACGGGAAAGGATTGTCAGACGGTTTAAGGCTGGCGAATTGAAATACCTTGTGAACGTCGCAATTTACACAACGGGATTTGATGCGGCGCATGTTGATGTTGTCGCCATGTTGCGATTAACTGAAAGCCCCGGACTGTTGCAACAGATTATCGGTCGCGGCCTGCGGTTGAGCGAAGGAAAGACAGATTGTCTATTCCTTGACTATTCCGAAAACATTGAACGCCATTTTCCAGATGGTGACGTGTTCGCGCCTGAAATCCGCGTTGGAATGGCTAGCGGCGAAAGCGAACCTATCGCTTGTAAATGCCCATTGTGCAGCGCTGAAAACACGTTTAAGGCTCGTAAAAACCCTGATGGATATGAAATCGACGGCGAGGGTTATTTTATTGACCTACAAAGAAACCGTATAGAAACAGAATATGGACCCATTCCCGGCCATAGTGGCAGACGTTGCCAAGGATTGCACAGACAACGCGATGGGCAATATGTGCAGTGCAATTACCGCTGGACTGGGAAGGACTGTCCACACTGCGCAGCGGAAAACGATATTGCGGCCCGGTATTGCTGTGAATGCAAGGGGGAAATCGTTGATCCGAATGAAAAGCTCCGATTGGAATATAAAGCCCTTAAACGTGACCCTACAAGAGTGCAAACGGATGAGATCACCGAATGGAATGCAATAAAGACGGTTAGCCGTGCAGGTAAACCACAATGGAAAATTGACATTCGGACGCCTTACAGGTCATTTAGCATATGGGTTGCATCAGAACCTCAATCACAGTTCCAGTGGAACGCTTATGAAAAACTAATGACAGCAACAAACGGCATGAAAGATAAACCTTCAACCATAACCTACAAAAAAGCCGATAGCGGATTTTATGAGGCTTTGGCGTATAACCGCGAGGCAGACCATGATTCTACCAAATAGCATCCGCCTATTCGGTGATCCGGCATATCGTGGCCCTTGTGAAACTGAAAACGCGGCGCAAGTGACGTTGTTCGCGGCAATCCGTCGCCAGTGGCCTAATACTTGGGGCAAGCTAGCATTCCACCCTCGCAATGAGGGTAAGCGCACCATCGGGCAGGCCATGTGGCAAAAGGCAGAAGGGCTTACGGAAGGAACTGTTGATCTGATCATTCCTGTCATGCGCCCGCTTGTGCTAGAACTAAAGCGCAAGGATCATACCAAGTCGCGTTGGCAGTCTGGGCAGGTTGAATATTTAGAGACCGCGCAAGATGCAGGGGCTTGGACTTGTGTGGCCTTGGGTTTTGACGCGGCTTGGGAAGCTGTAAAGACATGGCATAATGAAACCCAGTGAACGCATGACCTTAATCATGGCAGGGAAAGAACCTGTAGGAAACCTAGCGCCAATGGTTGATAGGGAATGCTACCTTGTGGCGTTACAGGTAATCCGGTTGGGCGACACAAAGGAAAAACGGGGTTCCATGCTGGCAAGAATACCGCAAGTGCATCGTGTTGCAGTAGAGACACACATCAAGCGCTTATGGCCGAAAAGAGAAGAAATAAAGCGTAACCGCTATTTTTAGGCTTGCGGATGGTGACGGGTTGTGCGACAAGGGGTTATCTTGAACACAGGAGAGCAACATGACCGACATTATCACAGGCCCCGGCAACTATTGCCGCGCAGACGGGGTGAAGGTTCGTATCGCAAACGATCAGGGCATGTGGAGAGGAAATGATGGTTGGGTTCGCGACTCAGATGGCGAGTTGAGCGGTTTTCAGGGCGATCCCGAACGTTTAATCTCCACATGGGCCGACCGCCCTGATGAATTCCGCAAGCCCAAGCCCGCCTACCGCAAGGACGGCACCCCCCGCTGGCCCGTTGGCACCCGTGCCGTGCTGGTGGCGTGGGAGGATGGACATACCGCAGGCGTCGGAGACAAGATTACCGTGCGGGATGATGGACACGCATATTGGGATGATGGAAACCCATATCGGCTTGATACATATACCGACAAAGGCGAACGCCCCCTATTCCGCAAGATCAATGACGCTGATCCTAAGCCAGAGCCGCGCGAGTTGGTGCTGTATGGGGTACCGGGTGGCGAATGGGACGATCTGCAATTCAACAGCGACACCCACAAGCTGACCATTCGCATGGACGGCGATCAGGTCACTGGCACATTGGAGGCGTTGTGATGATCATTTGGACGCAGGGACCACCACCAGCCGAATGGCGGGATAAACGGCAGGTTGCAGTGATCCGTGATGGATTTGCAATGTTTGTGCAGTGGGATGATGATTTTGAATGGTTCGCGGAGCCGTCTTGGTTTGGCGATGAGGAAATCACCCACCACGCCGCAGCGAACGGGCCGGGATAACTTGCTAACCATGATCATCAAAGGTATCACTTAAGTATGACAGACCTATTTTCATCCCGCGACACGCCAACCATAGACACAACACCACATTGTGACATTGCCTATCGTGATGCACTCCTAGCCGCATCAATCCGTGATACCGCAACTTGTCGTGATCGTGGCGAATTGCACCTTTGGACTGGTGAGGATGATGTATTGCAGCAGGATGAATATCGCCTTATTCAAGCCGCATATGAAAACCCCGTGCGATGGTCTAACGTTAACCGCCTTATCCAAATGGAAGCGGTGATGTTGATGGGACTTAATCAAATTGGAAATGCCCGCGCCGTAATTGTCAAGTGTATCCGATTAGGTTATATCAATGCAGTGTATAGCCCCACAGGCGCTTGTGAGTTATTGCAGGTAACTGATCGCGGGGTTGATAAGTTAGAAGAATATGATGACCTGCGAGAGTGGGGCATATTGTAACAATTCGTGAGAACAGGAATTGGCTAATCCAAACCCATCACCTGCGACACAATGGAAGCCCGGCCAATCTGGCAATCCCGGTGGCATCCCATCGGAAACTCATGCGATTATCAAACGCAATGCAGAACGTGCCGCGCGTATTCAGGAAATGCTATTGGAAGGCATTGAGGCAAAGATGGCAGCAATGACCGACCCGATTGAGCGTGAGGCTATGTTGCGCGCTGATATGAACAAAATCATCAGTGACGCCATGGATAGGGCGCTTGGGAAGGCGGTCCAGCAAGTGGACCAGACTAGCAGTGACGGCACAATGACGCCCGCTGTTATCCGCATTGTGCCCGTATCGCCCGCCAGTGAGCCGGAAAACGGGTAAGTCAAGTTTTTACGTGTCAGGGTAGCCCGCGCGTGACTTTGCGTTTTAGCGGGCTATTTTGTGGGTATAAATTATTTTCGTGTGACGTGCGTTTTTCTGTTGATCTGCAATGATGGGTATGGCATATATGGGTCATGGAACCGGGCAATGCTGCCCTTGGATGGAGGTCCAAATGTTCTCTCGTTCCGCTTCTTACGTCAAAACTACCAAAGAGTGGGCTGCCCTATCGCCGCGTCGTGGCGTTGAAAGCGCTGCAAAGAAATTTGCGGAGAAAAACATGGTCGCGGTGGTCATGCTTGGGAATGATGATGCAGTTGTGTATCTATATGACGTGATGAACAAGGCCATCAAGAAGGCTGTTCATCGCGGGGTATCTTGGGCCGCATAACGTAAGCCCCTTCGGGGGCTTTTTTGCTTTTGGCATCGCAACCGTGCTAACCATACCGCATGGAAGTTGACGTTCGCATCCCATCCGTATTGCTGCCAGTATTCACGCCGCCGTTAGGTCACGTTGCCTATCGTGGCGCTTATGGTGGCCGGGGCAGTGGTAAGACACGATCCTTCGCTAAGATGGTGGCCGTTCAAGCTATGCTGTTTGACAGTATGGGCCTTAGGGGTGTTATCCTATGCGGGCGTGAGTTCATGGCGTCCTTGTCCGATAGTTCCATGGAAGAAATTAAATCGGCTATCCAAGAAGAACCTTGGTTAGCTGCGCATTTCGACATTGGCAAGGAATACATCCGCACCAAGTCAGGCCGGGTTAAATTCCTGTTCGTCGGCTTGCGCCATAACCTAGACAGCCTAAAGTCCAAAGCCAAAGTCCTGTTGACATGGATTGATGAGGCGGAAAACGTCGCAGAAGCAGCATGGCGCAAACTCATCGCAACCGTCATGAGGGAGCCACATTCCGAGATATGGTTGACTTGGAACCCGGAAAGCGAAGAAAGCGCCACACATCGCCGTTTCCGTGAGGCCTATGATCCATCGCGCATGATCATTGTGGAATGCAACTGGTCTGACAATCCTTGGTTCCCGAATGGCCTAGAAGCCGAACGCCAAGCGGATATGCAATTCCGCCCTGATACCTATGATCACATATGGGAAGGGTCGTTTCTAACCTTGACTGATGCCCAAATCATGGGCGGTAAGTTTGAGGTCAAGGAATTTGAACCGGGTAAGGATTGGAATGGACCATATCAAGGGGGCGACTTTGGTTATTCACAAGACCCGACAGCGGCAATCCGCGCTTGGGTGCATGATGGATGCCTTTGGATTGAATATGAGGCAGGCGGTCAAAAGATTGAACTAGACGACATCACCACTCGCGTCTGCTCTGCTATCCCTGACTTTGCAAAGTATGCCAGCCGCTGGGATAGCGCACAACCGGGCATGATTAGTCATATCCAGCGCAAGGGGTTGACTAAGGCGACCGGGTCACTAAAGGGTAAGGGATCAGTCGAGGACGGGATTGCTTTCATCCGGTCATTCAAACGGGTTTATATTCATCCGCGTTGTATAAATACGGCGCGAGAGTTCCGCTTGTATAGTTGGAAAGTGGATAGATTGTCAGGCGACATCCTACCCGTTCCAGTTGACGCTAATAACCATTGGCTTGATGCCCTGCGCTATGCCTTAGAACCGATCATGCGCAGGGTAGGCATTAATTGGGCCGCTATGGCTTAGGCCCACCTTTCATATCATCTGGAAGGTCGGATACGCGGACAAAGTATTCTAGACCGTCAACATATTGACTAAACAATTTCTCTCCCGGTTCAAAACGCCACCGTTTCATTCGCCATACCCGCGCCACAACATCCTGCGAACCGTCATAGCGAACAACCTTCCAATCGCGGGTTAGGTAGCGCTTGCCGATCTTGAGGTTAAGAAATTTCGGATCAACCATAATTGGTTTGATTTCATGCCAATCGAGATTTTTCATATCATCCAATGTTTGTCCAATATGTTCCGAAATATGAAGGTTAACTTTTCTGTATTTTCGCTGCTGTTCATCAGCCCACTTCAACAATTCCGCAGACAGTTCACGGGCGATTGTGGGGGTTAGGTAGAAACCGCTTTCACTTGTGCAAATCCATTCGCCCTCATATTCAATCTCGTCATGT